AAAAAAATAAGCCCCACAAGGCTTTTCTGACAATTCTTTGAATCATCAGGGCCTTGTAGGGCTATCCGTTATCTTATGTTATCTTATGCTATTTTATTTTCACACTGCCTGTAATGGGGTGTTCTCCATTGTTTCCTTAAACTGCTCAACTGTCATCTTTGCTTTTGCCGCAGCACGCTCCAGCGGTAAATCACCCTCTCGAACAAGCTGAACCAGCATCCGAATCTCGCCAATTCCGATGCCTTCGATTCTGCCTTCCTGACGGCCTTCTTCACGGCCTTCGGCTCTTACGCCTTGACTAAGATTGCACACTTCAAGCACCTCTCTTTCCAGTTCTTCGCTCATTGCAACGCCAAACTCTTCTTCCAGAATCTTCTTTTTCTCCGAACCTGATCTTGTGGAAGATAACAGCACTTCCATAAATTTCAGGATTCCCTTATGATTCTCCGTCCCTGGCTTGCCTAAACAAATCATTACGACACTCATCAAATCGTAGTTTTCGGTTTCTTCCTGCGCTTCTCCAATCAACTGTTCGGGTTTGATGGAGTACCGGGTAAGCGTATTTTCAAAACCATCTGACGGCTGAGTACAAATCCAGATGGAGTAGACCTTACGAATCTTCCCATATTCAGATTTTGTAAAAATCGGACCGTGCTGTGCAGAAATCATTCTGCTACAATAATAGATTGCCCGTTTCGTCAATGGGTATCCCGGCTTGAATTTTGTCTGTGCTTCCACATTGATAATCAGACGAATGACTTCTTCCTGTTCTGCACTGTCCGCAGATTTCGGTGCGATTGCATCAAAGCGAACATCGTAGAACAATGTTCCCTCGGTCAGCGTAGAGTCCTCGTTGTTACTACCCTTGATTACATCTGTTGACTTTTTGAGTCTGTTCGTATCATCGACATGAACACCAACAGAGCCAACCTCCGGGGTTCCCTCGATGTATTTCTCAACAATATCATCTACGGTGCAATCGCTGTATTCATTCACACAGCCTTTCATGATCTGTGCCAGAATCTGTTTGTTTGCCAACAGCTTTTTCGCTGTTCTGTCATACCTCGAATCATACTCTGTCTGATCTATCGTGTGGGCAAGCTGATTTTCCACCGTGCCTTGTTTTTCCATCGGCATTCACTTCCTCGCAGTAGATTCAACAAGAGCGTAAACTCTCCTATCATACTTCCATCTTACCATAATTCACCGCCCATATCAAGCAACCAACTGTAAACTTTCCTTGCACGGAGTTGTCCATATTATTGCATTCTTCGCCACTGTTATATCATAGGCAACTAATTATTTCAGAACCCACTAATGTGAGATTCACATTTCAGTCAGTACTCTCCCGTTTTCTATCTGCATCGCATCCGTTATCTTAAACGAAACAAGTCGCTGCTGTGGAAAAGCTCTTCCGATCAGCCGATAGGACATTTTCTTGTCCCACCCAGAATCCCCGTAAATCATGCGAACCAATGCCATACACTTGATTTCGCCGCTATTAGATTCGTCTGGTTTTCCCACACGATGCGCTCCTGATTCTTCTGCTCCACACGCCTGTACAGCTATCTGTTTCATTTTACGATTATACAGAAACCGATAGTGTGACGGCCATTCTAACGCTTCCAGCGTTTTTCTGAAGACCGTGATTCGTCCCTCTTCCTCGCAGAAACTCATGCCAAGTCCTGCCTGTTGCTCCGTTTTCTGTTCTGTTTTTTGCATATTGCTCACCTCCCGCAAATGGACAGACCCTCCCCTTGTACAACCTGTCAATTAGTCCTTTCCAGCTTCAGGAGCAATCTTTCCTGTCAGAATCCCCATTGACACATACCCATCCATTTGCTTGACTTCAGATTCTTTCCGGTGTTCTTCCACAGGCACACCAAAAGTTCCCACAATATCATCCAGGTAAAATCCCTTTCGGCTGTTCACAGGTTTTGTTGACGCAGCATTATCCTGCGAATCGACTGCGTTCTTTTTTCTCTGTCCTTCATGAAAAATTTCTGGCACAAGCAGATCAAAAACATACAGAGTTTCACCCTCAAAGGTAATCCTGTACCCCAGCATTTTATATCGGCACTCGCTGTCCCATCCCATTTTCTGATAAACTAAAGTCGCAAATGGCTTGCAGGACATCTTCCGGCTTTTGCGCTTATCCGGTTTTGCCACGCACCAACGCAGAGCGTCCTTGTCATTTTCATCACACCCACGAACAACGATACGCTTCAAATCATTGTTGAACATGACATGAACGTAGACCACATCCTCCAGCCCTGTGATACAGGCTGTATTGAATGTGATACTATCTTTACGAATCACGATTGCCGGGTCACGCAGATGGGCAAACAATTCCTTTCGCACGACCTGGTAGCCATCATACGAAAAGGCACTTTCCAGTTCTTCCGCCCGTGCGTCTCTATCATCCTGCACAATCTGCTTCTCTGGCGGCATGATTGTTGTGTTTTCTTCATTCATCTATAATCAGTCCATCCTTCCATTATCTTCTCCGCTTCACGGAGCAACTCATTTAGACTTTCTGCCGTAAATATGTTCATTTCCTCTATCTCCGTCGCAGGACGAAATACATCCCAGTTTCCGGCATAATGCTCCTGCCGTAAGATACCCACCTGTGCTATACTTGTAATCGGCTGTCCAAATGTTCCAGCCCACTCTGGTGGAAAAATGTAAATCTTCTTTTTGACCGTTTCGCCCTCATCTTCTTCGGTGTTTTCCTTTGGAGGCAGAACGATTTCTTCCACCTTAATCATTTCAGGCTCATCAAATGCGAACAGCATCATTTTGTTATCGCCCTGCTCCAAAAACTGGCCACGGAACCGATAACGCAAATCCTCATCCCATTCCATAATGTCAAATAAAGTCTTTGCAAGTCCACGACAGCCCAAAGTGCTTGCACACCAACGTCCCTCTTTCAGTCTGCCCCAACGGATCGCGTTTGGATTATTCTTGTCACAGGGGCGAATGGCAATGCAGCGTTCAACAGAATTTAGCAGCAGCTCCACATATTCAACATTTTCAAACTTTTTCAAGCAAGCGGTGTTAAAGCGCAATCGTCCATTAGAAATCGTCATAGCCGGATTCTGCATAGTAGAAAAATACTGTACCCTGACTATTTCATAGCCCGTCAGATCAAGACGCTTTTTCACATCCGCAGTAACAGTGACATCCGGTTCTTTCATCACGCTTTCAGAGGCTTCCCTGTATTCTTCTGCCGAAAAACCTGTCCAATCCTTATCAAAAGGCACATATCCTCGCAAAATCCCATCTTCAACCACGCTCAACACGGGCAAGGGTCTGTTTTTCTTTGAATAATTGCGGGATGCCCGCAGATGATTGGCTGCATTAAAAACTTCTCTGGAAACAATGGCTTCATGGTGATTCTTCTGCCTGTACTGTGTCCGATCATTGTTGTTTTTCTTTGATTTATGCGTCAAAAAGTTCGGTGTAAAGGTCTTTCTTGCCAGTACATCACCACAATGGCGCTCATTTGCCAGAACACCTGCAAGTGTACCGGGATTCCACTCCACACGTCCCAACTTCGTCTTACGGCTATACTCCATCAAAAGAGTTGCAATCTCCGTAAGCGAATATCCATTCAGGTACAGGTAGTAAATCACCTTTACCGTCTGTGCTTCCTCCGGGTTAATTACAAGGTTGCCTTCCTCGTCTTTATCGTATCCAAGCAATGCAGGGGTCAGGAACAGGCCACGGCTGAACCGCCGATCAATCGACCAGTTCATAATGATAGATTTGGAATGCGATTCTTCCTCTGCCACAGATGCCAGAATCGTCAGAATCATGCGTCCATTGCTGTCCAGCGTATAGATATTATCTGCTTCAAATTTCACACCCACAGGCGGATTCAGATTTTTCAGAAGTTCAATCACAGAAAGGCAGTCAACGATATTTCGAGCAAAACGGGCAATGGATTTTGTAAGAACAAGGTCAATCTTGCCTGCCTTGCAGTCCTCAATCAACTGCTGCATCCCTTTTCGGTGTTCCAGAGATGTGCCGCTGATGCCCTCATCGGCTGCTGTACAGAAAGGACTAACAAATTCACGCCGTGCAGGATTCCCGGCGCAAGGTTTCCATCAGAGCTTTGATCTCATCGGCAAGGTTCAGCCGAATATTCATGCGCCCGTCCGGGTAGATGGTGACGGAGTGCAGCAGATCAGTGGAGATTTCTTTGGTAAGCGCCGTAATCCCGGCATAGCTTTTGAAATGCTCGATTACGGCGTTGCTATTGTCGTCGCTGCCGCTCATCTTTCGCTCCAGCTCCAAGACCGTGCGGGAGATTTCCTCCGCCTGCGCCGTCAGGGCTTTCTTCTGCGCGGCAAAGCTCTCACGGGAAATTTCACCCTCTACCAACCTTTCATAGATGTCTTGCAGCCGCTCGTCAAGCTGGGCTTTCCGGCTCTGGAGCGTCCGCAAGCGGCGCTGCGCCTGTTTTCGGTCAAGCACCCGCTGTGACTGCCTTGTTTGCAGGAGCCGATCTATGCTGACCGCGTACTGGGCGTAGACCTGTATGGTGTCTATCACAGCTTCCAGAATATCGGCCTCCGGGATTCTATCCTCTGAACAGTCAAAGCCGGTATTCAGCCTTTTGGTGATGCAGCGGTAGGAGCCGTTCTTTCTGCTGTCCCGCTGCATGGCGTGGCCGCATACGCCGCATATCACCTTGCGTTTCAGCGGATTGCCGCTGCCAGAAGTCACCTCATATTCCCGGTATTCCCGCATAACGGCCTGTGCTTTCTCGAACAGAGCCTCTGGCACAATGGCTTCATGTCTGTCAGGAACAACGATCCAGTCGTTGCGGGAGGTTTTAACCGTGTGCGTACTGCCTACAATGTCCCGGCTCCGTTTTCCGAACACTGTCTTGCCAATATAGCGTTCGTCCCGCAGGAATTTTGCGATTAGACTGGCCGTCCAGAAGTTTTCATCCTGAATACTGCGCCACGGCGCTCTTGTGCAGCCTGCCTCGACTTTGTAGTTTTTCGGAGAGCTTACGCCGTCACCGTTCAGCGCCGCCGCGATCTCCCACGTTTTTGCGCCGTCCGCCGCCATTTGAAAGATGCGCCGTACTACGTCGGCGGCTTCGGCATCTACCAGAAGATGATTTTTGTCCTCCGGGTCTTTGACGTATCCATAAGGCGCATAAGGACTGAGAAATGCCCCGCGCTCGGCTCTGGCCTTCTTTGCGCTTTTGACTCTGCGGGAGAGGTCGCGGCTGTACAGGTCATAGATCAGCGTCCGAAACGAGGTATCGAGGCTATCAATGTCCAGCGGGTTGCTGCTGTCAAAACCGTCGTTGACGGAAATGAAGCGCACACCGAGGAACGGGAACACGCGGGAAATATAGTCTCCCACGGTGAGGTAATCACGGCCAAAACGGGAAAGGTCTTTGACCAGGATGCAGTTGATTTGCCCACGCCTGACCTGCTCCAGAAGCTCCTTTACCGCAGGACGCTCAAAATTCGTACCACTCCAGCCGTCGTCACAAAATTCCAGCATTTCAGAATCGGACAGGTCTGCGTGGCTGGACACATATTCCCGAAGGAGGCTGCGCTGGTTGGATATGCTTTCGGATTCGTCCTTTTCGCCGGTTCTCAAATCCGCATCCTCGCTGGATATGCGAAGATAAATTGCCGTTCTCATACGTCAACGTTCCTCCCTTCCAGATATGTACAGAGTTCCTTGTATTCGTCCCGGTAGCGGAACACGATCTCGATATTGCTGTTTCCGTCCACATACACACGCTGGATCAGTGCCTGCGCCATTTCTCTGGTCAGGGTATCCGCATCCCGAAAGCTGCCGAAAGCCGCAAGGAAAGGGTTCTCCGGTGTGTGCGCCGCTTCTGCCGCCTGCTGGCGGGTCAGCGTTTCGATCAGCCGCTCTGCTTCTTCTGCCTCGGCCTTGTAGCGGCGTTTCAGCGTCATATACTCCTGCTCGGTCATGAGCTTATCCACATAGTTCTGGTAAAGGCTGTCATATAAGCCGTTGTATCTCGTAAGCGCTTTTTTCGCCGCGTCCAGCCTGCCTTGCAGCGTCGCAGTCTGCTTTCTGTATTTGGGAGAGCTGTTTACCCTGCGGATGAGCGCTTCCATATCAGCGGCGAGGGCAATCTGCGTCTGGATGGCTTGCAGGATCATGGGGATCAAAACATCCTCCTGGATATTCTTCTTGGGGCAGCTTGCGATGTCGTTGGTATGCGTCTGGCAGATGAACGTGTACCACAGCTTTTTTTCATGGCTCACATTCTTGTACCGCACCAGCGGACGCTTGCAGTCGGCGCAGTAGACCAGCCCCTTGAGGATGTTTTCAGTGGTTTTCAGATGCGTGAACCTGCCGAGGTTTTCAAAGTATTCTGCCTTTTTGCGCTGGGCAAGCGCCTGCACCTTACCAAAGGTTTCCCGGTCGATCAGCGGCTCGTGGGTATTTTCCACGACGATCCATTCCTCTTTGGGCTTCATGTACTGGCCACGATTCTCATAAAAGGACTGCCGCTTTGTGCCCTGCACCATGTGCCCGATGTACACCTGCCGGGACAGGATGTTTTTGACCGTCTGAACGTACCAGATCACGCCGTTGTACTTTTCTGTTTTGCACGCGCCGGTATTGTACAGATAGGCAGAGGGTGAGGGTATGCCCTCGTCATTGAGCCGCCTTGCGATCTGCGTGACGCCAATGCCCTCGGCACGCCACCGGAATAACTGCCGGACAACGGGAGCCGTTGCCTCATCCGGTTCCAGCCTGTGTGGGTCGTCCGGGCATTTGCGATAGCCGTAGGGTGCCCACGCGCCGATGAAATCGCCGTTCTTCTGCTTTGCCGCCAGAGCCGAGCCGGACTTCCTGGAAATGTCCTTGCTGTAGACCTCGTTGATCAGATTTTTCAGCGGAACCAGATAACCGTCCGCGCCCCGCTGGGCAGTAAGCGTGTCAAAGCCGTCGTTAACGGCGATGAAGCGCACGCCCAGAAACGGAAAAATGCGCTCCAGATAGTTGCCGGTCTCCTTGTAGTTTCTGCCAAAACGTGATAGGTCTTTGACCACGATGCAGTCTACCTCTCCGCGCCTGACCGCTTCCATGAGCTTTTCAAACTCAGGCCGTTGGAAGTCCGTGCCGGTCTGCCCGTTATCGCAAAACAGCCCATACAGAGTGAGCGTCGGGTCATTTTCGACGAACCGCAGCAGGAGGTTTTTCTGTCCCTCAATGGTATCCGCGCCGGGTTTGCCGCTGTCTTCCACGGAAAGGCGGGCATAGGCGGCAGCGCGGTATTGCTTCTGTGCCTGTGCGGGAGCCTCCGCTGCCGGAATGACCGGATTTGTCTTTCGTTTGGTTCTTGCCACTTATACCACCTCTCTGATTTGTGACCGGCGCAGGATATCCGTCTGCCACGCAAATTCATCCGCGAAGCGGAAGCGGACTTCCACGCGGTTGTCCTTATAAATAAGGATGCGGTCGATCAGCGCCACGACGATGCTACGCTCCAATTCCGTAATGTTCAAATGCTCCCGAAACTGCGCCATCCACTCCCGGTGTTCGCCGCCGTGCTCTTTGATCTGCGTGATGGTCTCCTGCAAGGTTTCCATCTGCTTTTCGCACTCGGCGCAGCGCCCTGCGTAGTTCTGCTTGAGCCTCGCGTATTCGTCCCGGTCGATAATGCCGTCTGCAAGATTTTCATACAGCGACATGAGCAGCTTCTGAAGCCGCTCATATTCCGAGCGCTTCTTGTCAAGCTGACGCTGTACCTTCTGAGCTTCTGCGGTTCTCAAAGGGGCGGTGTCCGTCATGGCAAGAATATCGTCCAGGTCTACCACATCCAGGATATACTGCCGGAGCGTTTCCAGCACGATATCTGCAAGTGCCTCGTCACGCATCCGGTGGGGAGAACAGGATTTATCCTGCTTGTGCGCCGCACAGACATAGTAGACATATTTTTTATTGCCGGAGGGGATAGTTTTGCGCACCATGCTTGCACCACACTCGCCGCAGAACACCATGCCGCTAAAAAGCTGGACGGCGCTGTCGCCGGGGCTGCGGCGGGTATCCAGTGAGAGCGCTTTTTGCACGCTGTCAAAGTCCCGGCGTTCAATGATAGCCTCGTGTGTATCCGGAACGACCGCCCATTCATTTTCCGGCTTTGTGACACGCTTTCGCACCTTGTAGCTTGGGGTGGTCTCCTTGCCCTGAATGAGCACGCCGGTATAGACCGGATTTTTCAGGATACGAAGCACCGCATTGGCCGACCATAACGCCTGTGGGTTCGCCTTGAAGGAAGTGGCGAATTTCATGCCGAGAGATTTCTTGTATTCCATAGGCGAGAGCACCCCGTTGCGGTTCAGGCGGGCGGCAATGTCCTGCGGACTCATGCCCTCCAGCTTCCACGAAAAGATGTCCCGCACGATATCTGCGGCATATTCGTCTACGATCAGATGGTTTTTATCTGCGTCGTCCTTCAGATAGCCATACACGGCAAATGCGCCGATGTACTGGCCGCTTTTGCGCTTGACCTCAAGCTGGGTGCGGACTTTCACGGAAATATCCCGGCAGTAGGCTTCGTTTATGAGATTCTTGAACGGAATGATAAGCTCGTCCGAAGCGTTTTTCCCACCAAAGCTGTCATAGTTGTCGTTGACGGCGATGAACCGCACGCCTAAAAAGGGAAATATCTTCTCAATGTACTCGCCTGCGTCCAGATAATTTCGGCCAAAGCGCGATAGGTCTTCTTGTGTCAAGTAGGGACTAAAAAATTTTGAGAATTTACAAGCCGTTCATAGGTGGACAACCACCCGTGAACGGC